ATACTGTTTTGTTCTAATGTCACAACGCAAAATCTTGTTGATTAACGGGTTGGGTATGTTTGATACACACACTCCCGCAGAGGAGGACATAAGTGAAGATCCTCTCCATTGATGCAGCTTGGTCAAAGCCCTGGGCCTTCGCCCTGTTTATCGATAGTAGCCTTTGTTACTGCGATAAGGTGAAAGAGCTCAATGATATACCAGATAAAGACGTCGGGTATATCGTCACAGAGAACCCCTACCCTGGAGGGAAAATCAATAAGTATTCATACAGGGGAAGGTCGGAGACATTCAAAAGGCTGTGTTTCGCTGTCGGTATGGTACTGCAGCTTGCAAAATCAGTGGGGGCGCAGTATTGGCTTGTGAGGCCGGTGGATTGGAAGAGTTTCTATAAACTGACGAAGAAAACGCCTGTGGAGATACAGGAAACAATCAGGGAACAGCTTACAGGGGTCAAGGGGGATAAAGACCTGCAGGATGCTGTATTAATAGGGCGATACTTTGTTGAGCATTTGGCGGTGAGGATGAAATGACACCGTATTACGAGACAGACAACGGCAAGCTGTATAACGGCGATTGCCTTGAGATACTATCAGGATTTGAGAATGAGAGCGTGGAAATAGCCGTTACGAGTCCTAATTATAATCGCATAACTGAATGGACAGGCGGTGGTCCAAATACAACTTGTAGAAATATCGATGATAAATATGAAGATTGGTATAAAGACAAAATGCCAGAGGATAAATATCAAGAATGGCAACGGGCCGTTATCAGCCAATTAATCAGGGTGTGCAGGAGTTCTATTTTCTATAATCACAAAATAAGATATGCATGGCGGCGCCGGAGACAAATATATCATCCTGTCGATTGGTTGCGTGAGTTTCCCATCTGGTGTGAAATAATTTGGGACCGCTGTGGGGGACAGGGGGGTGGAAGTCGAAGGGTCATTATAGCAGATGAAAGAATCTATCAAATAAAACGGCCAGTATATTTTAATAATCTGCGGGGGTATACGTCTGTATGGAGATTCCCTCCCTGTCAAGCCTCACAACATCCATGTCCATTCCCAATAGAATTGCCAACCAGGTGTATTGAGATAACTACTGTTGAGGATGACGTGGTTCTTGACCCATTTCTCGGGTCCGGGACGACAGCGGTAGCCTGTGAACGATTGGGCCGCCGATGGATAGGAATAGAGCTTTCACAGGAGTATTGCGATATAGCGGTGAAGCGTATTGAGAAAGAAGCAGCCCAGGGAAAGCTGGCATTATCCTGAGTACAATCGTACTCAGAGTAGTACAGGGGAATGAGAAGATGCAACGATGGAAAGAGGCAATGGAACGAGCACATGAGGAGGGGGAGATGAAAGAGCAATGGGCTAATTATATGAATTTTTCGGATTATGAAAGTCCTTTAAATGACACTCGTATATATAAAGCCGATGAGGTAGATGATGAAAAGGTGGCGATACAAGCGAAACATAATGCAGAAATGGTTGTATTGGAAGCTCGCAGTCAAGAGCTTGAGAGGGCGTTGAAATTAGCAGAAGAACATATAAAGGTGCGCTTGCCAAAAGGTGATGCAGGTACAGCACTTGTATTATTGAACATCACCGAAGCACTAAAGGAGGGGGAAGATGGGGCATAGATATGTTGTTAAAGTTTGGGTTTGTACTGATGCAAGGGCTTTCATTTATGAATACGAAACGTTTTGGGAAGGTGAATCAGTTATTATAGCATTAATGAAATTGTGGAGGTCAACGAGATTGCATTATGGGCATAGCGTTCTTGAGTGGAGAAGGTAGCCACCAAGGCACTAAAAGAGAGGGAAGGGGCTAAAGATATTAGCCCTAAACTTTAATAGTATCAACTGGAAGATAGTCATGAGTAACGCAGGATACGGTGGATTTTACGCATGTTTGATAGCAATACGAAAAACCCATAGTAGGAGATGGGTTAGAAAGGAGTTTTGTGAGGATCGGGTCGTATAGAAGGTAGGTCCGCTGGGGGGTGGTGGTCCCCTAGCGGACACCATAAGGAGCGGAAATGAGAGCCAAGGATCGGAGGGGACGGGACATTCTCAATCCACGTGGAAGAAAAGTAGAGGCAATGATTACATACTCAATGATGTACGAAATTGACAAATATCGCGCACGGCACAATAGTCCGACTATTAGTACGGCTATATACGAGTTGTTAGAGAAGGGATTGAAAAATGAAGAGTAAGGGTTGGGATGATCGTCGTACAAAAAGAGTAGACTCACTGATTACATATGCGGTATGGTACGAACTTGAAAAATATTGTAAACAGCGCGGTGTGAGTGTCAGCACCGCAGTATATGAGTTGTTGCAGAAGGGGTTAGAAAACGAATTAATGGAGAGATAATGAAAATAGACCCACAGCTCATTGAATGGTTGAAAGAGAAATTGCCAATGGTGCAATATGGCGAAATAGTCATACGATTATTTGTACACCAGGGAGAAATAGTTAAACATGAAAAGACAGTCATAGAAAGAGAAAAGACAAAATAACATAGCCGACCAATAAGTCATACGGAGGCATGGTATCAGGTACTATATGTATCTGGTGCTATGCCTTTTTTCTATTGGGAGAAAGTAAAAATGTCCATCTAAACCCCATATAAAGTAGAGAGGTATGTATATGCAGAATTATGATTTTGATTCAGGTCGTAATCGCATAGGACAATGTACCGAGCAGGACGAAAGGGTTTCTTCACTTCTTGATGAATGTGGAAAATTACTCAAGGGCAGACAGGTTGAGGTTTTTCAATTGGTTCGCCAGGGTGCCTCTTATAAACAGATAGCCTTAATTCTTGGAATTAGTGAATGCGATGTTTGGAAACATGCCATGCGCTATCGTAGAAATATTCGCAAGCGATATAAAGGTATAAATCTCAATAATCATACTATGGCGGATTATCTAAAGGGGGCTATCTAATGGGTGAAAGGGCCAATCGCATTAAATATGAATTATGGTTACAAGAGCGAGAGAGGCTTCTCCAGCGTCCCGCACTACAAAGTGCATATCATGTAAATGAATTACTGCGTCTTGGAGAAGCTCCTCGACTTTCTGATGTTTTGAAACTTGAGAAGTACAATTTAGATAGTTCCGGTGATGAGTTTAGCACATTTGAAATACCGGTTGATCCTCAACGGCTTGATTCTATACAACCCCCCGATCGTGGGACTTTTTATGCAAACGAGTTTCATCCACGTTATGAACCCTGTTATCGAGGTAAACCCCATGAAGTAACTGCCGATGGTGGATTACCCGATCCCCTTGATCCGCACAGACGCTTTCCCTGCAATGAAGAGGGGACTTTCGTGGAGGGGCGGGTTTGGACTACAGATAAAAAGTTATCATGAATTATTTATTTAATTGGAGAGAGTTATAAGCGACTTAGATACTTGCGACGCGTGCAGGGCCTACTGGGATATAGTGCGAAGATACTTTATAGAGGAAGACAAAACTGATACCTGTGGAGATTTGCCCGAGCCACAGCCTTGCGAAGTTTGCGGACCTAGGTTCCTATTGAAACGTGATATTCGCCGATTCTATGATGAGGTAGCGCAGCATACAATTGAAAATTATGGAGGTTGCGTGGAGGTTGATAGGGATACATATAAAGACGTAGCGCTTGCGCATTGGGAAAGCGTATGTCAGGAGTAGGAGTAGACTGTTTATTATGGGCTGTACCGTGGATAATCGTCGCTGGCATACTCTACGGTGTGCACCTATTTTCAGAAAATATTAACGGAGTAGTACCATGAAAAAGATTCTATTTTTATTCCTCATTGTTTTTTTACTTGCCGGTTGTGCCTCTTTCAGAAATGTAAATCCCCAAGAGCCCCCTGCTCCTAAAATCACAGAAATGGTCATCTGCTCATTTCCACCTGCGGGCCATAGGCAATATCGAGAGCTTGAACAGCCCATTTTGCCAGGGAGTGATTTCTGGGTGTACTTCGAGTTTAAAAACTTGAGCGAACAGGAAGTTGATGGTATTGAGAGCGTTTGGCTCATCGTAGAGCTTCAGATAAAGGACCTAGTGGGCGGAGAAGAATATATTAACGAGCGTTGTAATTACACTATAGAGACAAGCAACGAACTCATACGAAAAGAATATTTCTGGCTTGGAATATGGGCAGGTACCATAGACACAACTTATGAGTTCACTCTTGTTCTGAAAGATGGTTTTACCGGCAAGCAGGGTTTTTATACAACCGAGATAGTAGTCAGTAGCAAACGAGAATGCTGAGGAGACTGCGCATGAAAGAGACAGAATGTTTTGGAGAATGGATTAATACACCGTTCGGGCCGGAAGGTCCGCGTTGGTGGCCCCGAGGTCTACCATGTAAACCCGGAACAGGCGCGTTGTATCCTACAGATAGGGGCGTTGAGAAATGGGGTGGAGCATGAGAGAGCGCGAATGGTAGCATTGGGATATATGACGACTCCTCGCTATATAGCGATTAACTGGACTATATGTCCAGTATAGGCATCCTTGGTGTGAATGGTAGCATTCGAGCCTTCCAAGCTCAGGGTGTCAGTTCGAGTCTGACAGGATGCTCATACCAGTTTGATTAAAGTTCTGGTTTAGCAAAAATCTACGGGGTTACATTCCTTCCAATGTAACCCTTACAAGCCACTGTAGCTCTCAACGGTAGAGCAGCGGTTTTGTAAACCGATGGCTGTAGGTTCGATTCCTACCAGTGGCTAACCCATTTAAAATGGATGTAAATGGATGGATGAACACCGAGATGAGAAAGGAAAATTCATAAAAGGCTATCCGGGAGGCCCAGGTCGTCCAAAGTTCAGCCCCCTCTCTATTCTCCGTGAAGAACTCCAGAAGGTTGTTAATGAGGAAAAGGAGACCTTTGCAAGGTTATTTATAAAGAGGTATCTCGATAAGGCAATGGGGGAAGTTGATGGTGTCGCCATGCGTGACATCATTGACCGCTTCGATGGCAAACCAAAACAGCACATCACGGTAAATAACGAGAAGGATGCTGAGTGGTTAGAGCTTTTTAAAGAATTGACTGATGAAGTTAAGCGAGAAGCAGAAGAGGATAGTCAAGTACGATCTACAGCACCAGCCCAAGATAACAATTCTTGAGGGTGCGGTACGCTCAGGAAAAACGTTTTTAAATAACGCGCTCTTTTACAGCGAAGTACGCAAGCATACAGGGGCTAATCATCATTATATCATTACCGGTCATACGGTAAGTAGCATTAAGCGAAATGTCCTTGAGCCATTATCAGAGCAATTCGGTGTAGATACCAAGATGGGCTCTGACGGTTCATTCTCGATGTATGGCAACATCATGCATTGCTTCGGGGCAGATAAGGCCGATAGCTACAAAGCGATGACTGGCATGACTGCTCATGGCTGGTATGGTAACGAAGTGACGCTCCAGCACTCGAATACAATAGCCGAGGCGTTCAACCGATGCAGTGGCGAGGGCGCAAGGATATTCTGGGATACAAACCCCGATTACCCTGAGCATCCGATCAAGATACACTATGTTGATAAATCGGGTGAGTTGTTAAGCAATGGCAGGCCATGGATACAGAGCTGGCATTTCGAGCTTACTGATAATCCATTCCTGCCAGCAGAGTATGTTGAAAATATCAAGCGCACAACACCGGTAGGAATGTGGTATGACCGGAGGATCAAGGGATTCTGGGTCGCCGCCGAGGGACTTGTATATGAAGGGTGGAATCCCGATGTACACGTTATTGAGCCTTTTGATATCCCCGAGGATTGGCAGCGGGTACGAGGTATTGACTGGGGTTTTACCAATCCATTTGTATGTCTATGGGGGGCGATAGACGGTGACGGGAGGCTGTACATCTATGATGAGTGGTATGCATCAAAAACACTTATCAAATACCATGCCCGTGAGATTCAAAAGAGGGCGGGAAAGTTTTCCTGGACGGTCGCTGATCATGACGCTCAAGACAATGCAGAGATTAAGCAATATGGCATTTATACGAAACCGGCGCAGAAGGATGTACTTATTGGTATTCAGAAGATGGCTGAAAGGCTGGTTGTTCAGGCTGATAATCGACCCCGTTTACAGGTTTTTAGAACGTGTAAGAATACTGTTCGGGAAATAGGCATGTATAGATGGACAGAGCAAAAAGACGGTAAACCGATGAAGGAGGAGCCGTTAAAAGTAGATGATCACTGCCCCGACACCTCGCGTTACATGATTATGGAACTTGATCATAAACGCTATCACGGGATCTACGTAGGTGACTGAATGGAACTCAATTTTAAATTAAAGCTCTTTGACAGAGATAAAAAAGCGATAGGGCGGGGATTTCGTACAGTGGGAACAGTTGTTCCCCCAAGTGATTCGTTCGCGCATTTTCTCTCGATAGCCTCTTCAGAAGACAACCAGCGGTATATCACGATCCGAGACCCCTATCTTGACAATGCCTGGGTGTATTCCTGCATACAGGTCATGTCATCGAATCTCGCACAGGCACCGCTTACTTTGTACAACGGCGAGAATCCGCTTGAACGCTCAAACACGAAGTATATATGGTTATGGCGGCTTTTCAACAACGTAAGCCCATATATGAACAAGTTCGCCCTCATCGAAAGTATCATCGTGTGGTTGAGTATACGGGGCGAGTGTTTCTGGCATCTTGTGAGAAGTCAGATGAATGGAACGATAGTACGGTTTGCTGTTCTTGAACCTGATTACATGCAAGAGGTTGTCAGGGACAATGAGATTATCGCATGGAAATATCAACGACCTGACGGGAGACGGTTCGATATAGAAGCCCAGGACGTTATACAGTTTAAATATTTCAATCCGTATAGCAAGTTTCGAGGGCTTTCGCCTCTTACGGCTGCTATGCTCGGTTTGAATATCGATATCGCAGCAGCGGCCTACAATTTCTATTTCTTCAACAACAACGCTACAGCGGGAACCTATATCACGACTAAGGAACTGATGTCCCCGGAAGAATCGAAAGCCGTTGAAGAGCAGATGAATAAGAAGCTGCGGGGATTGAGAAAGGCCGGGGCCCTGGCCGTGCTCTCTGGGGGGGCCGAGGTAAAGAATCCTGCCCTCGCTCAGAAAGACATCGAGTACATCAATCAGCGGAAATGGAGCCGTGAAGAGGTAACCTCTGTACTGAATGTCCCCCCGGCACTCGTTCAGTTGCTTGAGAATGCATCTATTAAATCGAATATCAGGGAACAGCGGCAACAACTCTATGAGAACAACCTGATTCCGAAAGCTGCATTTATCGAGGATGTGTTAAGGACTGAGTTCTTTGAGCGGGACAAAATACAGGGGATCCGCGCTGAGTTCGACTTCTCACAAGTGGATGCACTGAAAGAGGATTTCAACAAGACGCTTGAACAGGGAGAAAGACTTCAAAAGCTCGGATTCACGGCAAATGAGATTAACGAGAAACTGGAACTCGGATTTGAGAGGAAGGATTGGCGGGACTACTGGTGGATACAGTTCAATATGATACCCGCTGGGATGGAGCCCCCGGAACCGAAAAAGGAACCCGCGAAAGAGCCTGCGAAGGAGCCGGAAAAACAGGTCAAGGCGAAGCGTCCGAATGTGCGCCGGTTGTGGGAACTGCTCATGCGACAGACGGGGCATATAGAGAAAGCGTTCCTGAAAGATTTACAGGAATACTTTTATAAGCTCCGCCAGGAAGTCTTACATAATGTCCTGAATTATAAATCGGTTAAGGTGATCGAGAAGGCAACCATAGAGGATGAGCTGCTCTTTGATCTATCCGCAGCGAATATAGCACTTGGGGAACTGAGCAAGAAGCATATAACCGAGGCGTACCAGGTAGGAATCGATTCCCTTGAGAGCATTAATATTTCATTCGACCCGACTCATGTTAGAGCTGCGTTATCAATCGAACAGAGAGTACGGGCGATTACAGGAATCAATGATACGATACGAGAACAGCTATTAACAGATTTCAAGCCCATCATTGACCGAGGTCTCCGAGAAGGGCTTGCCTATGAGAATATCGCCAAAGAGATAGCGGACGTAGCACGGGATACATTCAACAATGCCCGGAGCAGAGCCGCTACAATTGCAAGGACGGAAACCAACGGCGCAATGAACAAGGCACGATATGACACGATGGGGGAGAACGGAGTCGAGAAGCATGAATGGGTTGCGAGTTTCGTTAATACCCGCGATAGTCATGCGGCAGAAAACGGGAATGTAGTAAATGTAGGAGAACCGTTTCCGGTTACGGGGTTGATACATCCCCTTGATCCCGCCGGTCCCCCTGAAGAGGTCATAAACTGTCAATGCATAGTAATACCATATATCGATTAAGGGCAGAAAGATGAAATTAGCAAAAGCAATACTCAGACATCTTTATATTGATACACAATTTCAGACAATAAGATTTGGATTTTTTATAAGCTGGATAGATGGATTTCAATTTCATATAGATTTGGGATTGATACAATTTGGGATGCTTTTATGACATTCTATACATTTAGTGGAGAAGAACATGGATAAAGCACTGTTAAGTTGCGTAATCAAACGCAACAAGGACAATACTTACACATTTATCGGCAGCGATGAAACCTTAGACCGAGATGGTGAGGTGATCAAGGTCGATGGATGGCAGCTCGCGAATTACAAGAAGAACCCCGTTGTACTCTGGGGGCATCGTCACGATATACCGGCGATAGGCAAGGCCGAAAGGGTATACAAGGATGATGGCAAGCTCAAGTTCAAGGTTCGGTTTGCACAAGAGGGCACACACGAACTCGCCGATACAGTCAGGGCTCTCATTGACGACGAGATATTGAGAAGCGTGAGTGTCGGGTACATACCGCTCAAACGAGAATATCCCTCAGACGATGAGAAGGCGAAACAACCGCAGGTCGTTACTATGAAAGCGGAACTGTACGAGCTCTCAGTGGTGAATGTACCGGCGAATCAGAATGCACTGATAGCGAGCATGAAGGACAAGGGCTATGAGCAGAAAACGATTGATCTTGTGACGGCAGAAGTACCGATGGAATCTGATACGAGCAAGCAGGATATCGAGATTGTCGAAGAGTTCACCCTTAACGATGTGCTCAGTGCTATCAGCGTGCTCTATGAACGGATCGAGGAAGTTGAGAAGAGTATCCCTGAATATGTGCAAGAGGGAATCAAGGATAAGTCAATTTATAGGGGTTTGTTTGTGAGGGGCGATAAGGCCGAAAAACCCACAGAAAAAAAGCAAAACCCATTCCACCCCGAAACAAAAGGAAATACAGTTTTTAAAGGGTAAATGAATGGCTAAGAATATTATTGAAATGATTGATGACCTTGACGGAGATAGCTCTGTCAAGGACTTCAAGGACATACTGAAGGAACGTGAGGAACAACACAAGACCGATCTCGAAGAGTTGGGTAAAACTCATTCCAGCGAACTTGAAAAGCGTGACGAGGAAATGAAGGCGCTGAACGAAAAGTTTCAGGACGTTCTCGAAAAGGCCGTCAAGACGATGGATGGAACCCCCAGCATGTCGGTTGATGAGAAAGCAGGGCATCTGTTCCGTGCTATTCGCAGGGAGAAAACCCAGAAGACAAACATGGCCGCAGACATTGCGAAGTACGGCGGAGTTCCCTCAATCGATTCAGGTCGAGAAGACTGGAAAGAAGGGAATTGGATTGTCGGAGACGGCAAGGGCACGGAGAAGGCCGCACTCGGTACTGTGCTGCGCGGTGATGCCACCACTGGTTCCTATCTTGTTCCTGCTGAATATGCGAGCGAGATGTTCAAGCTCTCCAAGCAGTCTTCAGTGATGATGGGCAAGGTTCGCACTGTCCCGATGTCCGCAAGGGATATGTACTGGCCGAAACAGCTTACTACCTCTTCGCTGACATGGGTAACCGGTGAGACCACAGCCAAGACAGAAAGCGCACCTACTTTCGAGCAGCCTCATCTCGAATGCGAGACCTGCGCTGCTTGGTTCGCGGTAACAGATGA